TATTACCCTTATTGAATCTCGAGGCCTAGATAAATTTAAAAGAGAAATCCTACATCTTTGTAAAACAAAGGGAGAGATGTCGTACTACGAAGCTAAGCTACAGTTTCAGTACGACGTTTTACTTTCAGACGAATACTTCAATGAATTTATTGGATGCAAAATACATTCCCGTCATATAAAAAAGTAGTTTACATTCCGGTGTTTCTGTTATATAATAATACTACAATTGCAAAGGATTTACATCATGATTCTGGTTGACTTCAGTGGCATATGTCTTGCCACCATTCTTATCAATAAACAAAATGACGAACGTATGATTCGCCACATGACTCTTAACTCTCTTCGTATGTACAACAAGAAGTTCAAAGAGAATTATGGTCAGATGGTTTTGGCCTGTGACGGTGCTAACAACTGGCGCCGTAGTTATTTTCCTCAATACAAAGCCAATCGCCGTAAAGGCCGTGACGAGTCTACCTTTGATTGGAACGAAGCATTTCGTATCATGCATAAAATCAAAGACGAGCTTCGTGAAAACTTTCCTTACAAGGTAATCCACCTTGAAGGTTGTGAGGCTGACGATGTGATTGGTACTCTGGCAGAACGTACTCAAGACTTTGGTAACTTCGAGCCAGTTATGATTGTGTCATCTGACGGTGACTTCAAACAACTGCAAAGGTTTGACAACGTTTCTCAGTTCTCTCCTATGACTAAGAAGTATGTCGAAGAAACTCATCCACGCCAGAATCTCAAGCTTAAGATTCTTCAAGGTGATACTGGTGACGGTGTTCCTAACGTACTGTCAGATGATGATACACTAGTAGAAGGCCGTAGGCAAACACCGCTGTCAAAGAAAAAGAAAGAAGCCATTCTTCAAGATCTATCTGAAGGCGAACTTCTGTATGCAGCATCTTGGTATCGTAACTATTGTCGCAATGAAACTCTCATTGATTTGACAAAAACGCCACAGGATCTTAAGAATTCCATTATAAATAATTTTGAAGAACAAGATCCTTGGCACAACAAGGGAAAGGTTTTTCCTTACCTTGTTGCTAACAGGATGAATCGCTTGATTGAAAGTGTACAGGAGTTTATTTGATGAAGCAGTATGTATATGAAGTTCTTGAAGAAGCTGCCAAGAAAAGACACAAAGCGCAGAAGATAAAAGTCTTACAAGACAACGAAAGTTGGGCATTGAAAGACATTCTTAGAGGATCCATGGATTCCACAGTACAATGGAATCTACCCGGTGGAAACCCTCCTTACACACCTGCAGAACCTTCAACTCATCCTACTAATTTGACTAGAGAAAATAAACAATTCGCGTACTTTGTAAAAGGAGGCAAAGGCGATAAGCTTCCTGCTTTTAAACGCGAAAATATTTTTATCGGTTTGATCGAAGGCGTGCATCCGGAAGATGCAAAGCTTATTATTGCTATGATTAATAAAGAGAAACCCGCTGGTCTCTCTAGACCAATCGTTGAGGAGGCTTTTCCTGGATTACTGAGAGACTAGGGTTTTAAACATTAACCCTGGAGAAAAGTACACATGGTATTAGCTCAGCTTGAAAGACTTAAAAAAGACGCAACTGAATTAGAAATCTATGCGAAGAAACTTGAAAAAAAGGGAAACCTTGATAGAATGAAAAAGATACTTCGAAAACAAGATTTCGTGAAACGTCGAATCGCTGAGGTTAGATATTCAACTTAAAGTAAAATATAGGAGTGTACATGTCCCTGTCAATTTGGTATAATAACTATATCGATATTGACAGGGATATTTCATTATGAATTTATTTATTCTAGACAAAGATCCAGTTGTTGCTGCTCAACTGCAGTGCGACAAGCATGTACCTAAAATGGTTGTGGAATCTGCACAAATGATGTCCACAGCTCATCGTATTCTCGATGGTGAACCTACTAAACGCCCATCTATATCTGGTAAGACAATGGTCAGGTATTGGGTACATCCTAATCACAATTGGGAAAACATTCTCCACAAAGCTGTACATACCGGTCATCCATGTACAAAATGGACAATGGTAAGCAGTGACAATTACTTCTGGCACTACAAACATTTTACAGCTCTTTGTGACGAGTATACATATCGATATGGTAAGATACACAAATGCGATAAAGACTTGCGCGATATCCTTTGTCACTTACCAGAAAATATTCCGCGTGGAGATCAAACACCATTTGAACTTGCTATGAAGTCTAATCCAGAGTGTATTGCACTTGGCGATCCGGTCAAAGCTTATCAAGCATTCTATCAAACAAAGCAACATCGTTTCAATATGGTTTGGTCAAAGCGTTCAGTACCGGAGTGGTTTAAGTATGCCGACGTATACGCTTAAAAATATTAAAGACAACATTGAATTCGACGTCAATTGTTCTTATGACGATTTGCAAGTAATGCTTGATGAACAGCCTGATGTTGTGAGAGTATTGACAGCACCAAAGATTGTATCCGGTGTAGGTGGCTTACATAGTAAAGTACCAGACGGCTTTAGAGATAAGCTGAAGCAAATTAAAAAAGGTTCTGGTAAAAACAACACGATTAAAGTAGTATGAAGACATCAGCTGTTAAACAAGATGAATTATATGAGTATGAACCTCTAACTGATAATCAAAAGATTGCATTTGATTCTTGGGATGATGGTGATAACTTAGCACTGGTTGGAACTGCGGGTACTGGCAAAACGTTTTTAGCTATGTATCTTGCGATGGAAACCGTGACGGATAGACAAGCGCCACAAGAAAAGATTACAATCTTTCGTTCTGTTGTTCCTACTCGTGAAATGGGATTCTTACCTGGTTCAGTAGAAGAAAAGAAAGAAGTATTTGAAACACCTTACAAAGCGATTGTAGAGGAAGTGCTTGGTGGCGATCAACCCTACAAAAGAATGGTAAGGTGTAATCAACTCGAGTTTCTTACCACGTCTTTTATTCGTGGAATTACTATAGATAATTCTGTAGTGATTGTAGATGAAATGCAAAATCTAAATTTCCATGAGCTTGATTCTGTTATGACTCGCATTGGAAATAATTGTAGAGTTATTTTTGCTGGCGATTATCTTCAATCTGATTTTAAAGAAGGTAGTGAAAAAGACGGTGTAATAAAATTCATGAGAATCGTAGATCAACTAAAAGATTTTACTACAGTTCAATTTGGATGGGATGATATAGTTAGATCTGACTTCCTTCGCGATTATATAATGACTAAAGAAATGCTAGGAATGAGATAGTGGAGTTTATACATGAAACAATTGATCTCGGTTATGAAGACTTGGTGGCTACAACTACTTCTAAAGGCAGAACTTATGCTGTTCCTGATGGGGGTAACTATCCTAGTATTACTACTGTACTTTCACTCTTAAATGAGGAAGCGATTGCTGCTTGGCGTAAACGCGTAGGAGAAGACGAAGCAAATCGCATTGGTCAACGCGCATCCAATCGTGGAACACAAGTGCATGCAATCGTAGAAAGATATTTAAGAAATGAAGATACAACAGACTATCTCCCACATATTAGGCAAAGTCTTGAAAACTTGCGGCCAATTCTTGATAAATCTATCGGGAAAATCTTTGGCCTCGAAACTCCTCTTTATAGTCGTCATCTTGGGTTGGCTGGTCGTGTTGATTGTGTAGCAGAGTTTGATGGAGTACCTTCCATCGTAGATTTTAAAACGTCACGCTGGCCAAAGACAAAAGAAAAGATTCCAAATTACTTTGCACAGATGACAGGTTATGCTATTATGTTTGAAGAAAGAACTGGCATGCCAATTACTAACACGGTTATTGTAATGGACGTAGATAATCACGAGCCTCTTGTATTCAAAGAACACAGAGATAACTACGTGGATCTATTACTTGCCACGAAAGAAGAATATGATAGGCGACAACTCTTCCACTGAGTTTAAAGATAAAGCTCGTGTATTCTGGATGGTCAAGGGTTATCTTCCAGATGACAGGACTATTGAATCTGCTTATCCTGGTTACATAAAAAGATTATGGTGGAATGAAGAGGCTTACCTTCGAGCTGATGGATTCGAAGAAGCATGGCAAGAAAGAATGTTCAATCTTTTTTGGCGTGAAAATATTTAAATAAAATGCATTTTAGGGGTTTACTTTTTCGAGAATCGTGGTATAATAGATACATGATTAGAAAAGAGGAGAGCCTAATGAAATCTGAAAATGCAAGATATCCTTACAAGTATGGTGAGCTTAAGATTGTAGCTCAGCAACTTGCTCAACAAGTCAAAGAAGATCATATGCGTCGGATCAAAGATTATGGTAGCACACCATACGTTGATTCCATGACATATGACAAGGCAAAGCGCCTACTTGCACTTATCGAAGAACAGGAGAATCGCGTATGATTAAGGTTTATCAGATTGTGGATCAAACTCCACTTCATCCTGCAGTCACGTTTACTTATGGCATGAAAATTTCTTCTGCATTTAAGCCAGAAGATCACATGGAAAAGTATGAGCATGTGGCTACACTCGATGTTCAAACTCTCAACGAAGCATACGAAGTAGGCAATATTGGTCCTGAAGAAAAGATCAGCCGATTTGCTTCAATGCATTCTCTTTCCATTGGTGATATACTTGAATGGAATGATGAACGCTACATTATTTCTCGTTTAGGCTTTGATAAATTGGAGGCAGCGTAATGACAGTGTATTTAGATATGGATGGCGTGATCGCTAACTTCTTTGGTGCTCTAGCTAAAGCAAATGATGTTAAGCATTGGAAGTCTATCAAGCAAAAAGAAAAAGCTTTGAATGATCTGGTTGGAACAGATTGGTTTTACAGGTTAAATACATTTCGCATGGATCGCGGCGGAGAAATTGGTGAGTTTGGTGCTTGTCTTTCAAGTGAAATTGTAAGATTTGTCAAAGAAAAAGCTGGTCATTCTAACTGGGGTATATGTTCTTCGCCTCTTCGTGGAGATTATAATAACTCAGCTTACTGGAAACGCAGATGGCTTGAAGATAGAGGCTTTATGCCAGAAGTTGAAAATTGTATTTTCACTTCGGCTAAACACAAGTATGCCATCAACAGGCTTAATGGTAAACCAAATGTTCTTGTTGATGACAGAATTGACAACATCTTAAGATGGAGATCAGCTGGAGGAATTGGTATTCTCTTCCAATGCGATAAACATGATCTAGATGAATACCTGTTTGTAGAGTTGGAGAAAGCAATTGCTAAAAATAACTGATGTCTTGAATTTAAGAACTGAGTTTGAAGAAGTAACGTCTGACTTTCGATTCCCTGACGAGATCAGTGGATCGAGTATATATACTTTAGAGTGGTTTGTAGAGAATGGACATCGCTCCAATTCTTTACGTTCTGGTTATGATCGCGCAAAAGAAATCGCAACCATTATCGTAGAGGATTACAATGGAGCAAAAGAAACTGGAGCCGGGATCTGATTTTAATGAAGCCGACATTAATAAAGATGGTGTTGTCACTGATAAAGAATTACTTGCAATGGAAAAATTACATCAGATCGAAAGAGATGATAAACTAGCCGAACGGCAAGATAGAAAACAAAAACAACAGCGCTATATGGCATGGGCTGCTATATGGTCTATGATTGTTTTTACTGCAGTAATTTTATCGCCTCTCGTCCCCGAAACGAGAGTTGAGTTAATGGCTACATTACTTAGTACATTCTACATTGCTCAGGCCGGTATCGTTGGTGCCTTTATGGGATTTGCTACTATCTCAGACAAGAATTCATCGGCTCGACTAAAATAATAAATTAAGGTTTCGTTATGAAGAATTTGATTTACCAATATTACATTCCATATGAAGCAGGTGATGCCGATATGGGTGGCATCGATATACCAGAATGGGCCGAAGCTGGTTTACGTTCAGCACAACACTATGCTAAATATGTCGGAGCAGAATACATGCTCCGACATGATCGTTATTTCCAGCACTTGGATCCTCGACTCGATTCAATTCGAATTATGTATGACGAGCGATTCGACGAGTATGATTGGATTCTCACAATGGATCTGGATATGTTGGTTGGTACAGCTGAAAATATATTTGACTCTGTACCGGAATGTGATGTAGCGATGGTACACGAACTTGGCGTTCATACTGGTGGACCGGCTGGTTGGATGCGTAGAGTAATGGATGCACCACTATATCAGCGTGGTATTATTGCATACGGTAAACATCTGTTTGGTAAAGACTGGATGTTTCCAAAATCGGTTCTCTATCCAGACGAAAGATTTAGATATCTAAATGGTGGCTTACAGCTTTGGTCAAAGGCTGGAAGAAAAAAAGCACGTGAGATTTTTACATCTGTAGATGATTATGTCCTTCATACTCGTTACACAGAACAAATGTATATTAATCTTCAGTTGAGTCAAAAAGAATTTAATGTTTATGAACTTGATACATACTGGGATAGAATGCCATATCAGTGGGAAGGTGGCAAACCCGATGGCCGGATTAATCACTTCCTTGCTCGCACTAAATTTAACATGCCTAAACTTGAGATTGAACTAGGGAGGAATGACGCATGGCTCAGTTTTTAGAAGTAGCAGCAGAAAAAACAAGAGGCCTTAACTGGACATCGACAAATCTTGCTACTCATGGTGGAGTGGATCGTGTCGACTGGAGTTTCTTACCTACAAAGTATGCAGATAATTCTTTTGATGGAATTTACAGTGAACACTTTATCGAACACTTATACAAGTATCAAGGTATCAACTTCTTTAAAGAATGTATAAGGATC